GAACAGTAATTAATCAATTTGCAGATGGTGATTTGGTTAAACTTAAAGTTGTTGGGGTTTCTGAAGTTTTAAGTAATCTTATAATTACCTACAGTCACCCACTTGATACTGCAGTTTATGCTTCTCAAGGTATTACAGTAAAACCAACATTCGATACACAGGGAACTACTGCGGGTAACGGTGTGGTTCAATATTACTATAATTTCGGTTCATCGGATTATTTAGACATAGCAAGCGTTGCTTCAGTAACAGGCGGAACAGCATCTAACGCTTTGGGCGGATTAATATCAACAAATCTCTACCAGAACGTACTTTATCAAGAAATTGCAGATGGCGATGTTATTTGGTTAAGTGATGACGGTGTATCTAAATATTACTTAGACACTCAGCTAACTATAGATAGAGATCAGTACAACATATCTTACATTAGAGCTTTCAACAACGTTGCGAGACTTAATCCAACAAATTTGGTTGATTATCCAGCATTCTCAAATGGAACAGTAGGGCCTTATGCTTCTGACAATAACGGATTACCTGTTGCGGCTGGAAAAACTGATATCGTTTCAACGGTAGCTTCTATTAACCAATACTTAGATGTAGTACTTAAAATTGACAGCACTAGTTTCCACTTTGCGCCAGACGAAGTTAACAATCTTATAATTTCTGTTGGAGATTATTTGGTTTCTACCGACTTATCACTTTGTGAAACTGTAGGAGCAAATAGACAGGGAAGACTTACTAAAGTTACCTCTGTAGCTCAAACAGCAACTTCTGGGGTAGTAAGAGTAACAACTGCAAGACCTATCCTGTATTATGCAGGAAGTCCTATTCAAGTTCAGAAGTTCAAGTCGATCCCTCAATTTACTAGATCTTTCGATTTCATCTACCTAGCAGGGTACACGATGAGAAACGATCAGAGACCAAACAACACCGATGCTCGTGTTTCTGAGATTCTTGATGTAATGTATAATACAAACATAGCAGCAACATTAGCAGCTAAGGATGTAATATCGTTCAGATACATCATCGATACATTCAGTGGACAGATCTTACCTAACTCTAAATACCAATTGAGTAAGCTAGCGATGATGAGACAAAAAGCTTTGGCTTTCATTAACGCTCCTTCAATGGCACAATTCAGAGCAAGCACAGATCCAAGATTTACCGCTGCTCCTACAAATAGAGATCCTTACCCACCGTTGCAAGCTCAGTATATTGCTGAAGGAGGTAACTTATCTCTAAACCCAGCTTATACATTTAGCTTACCTACGCAGGACCTAGGTGCTTCTTACGCAGCTTTCTACACCCCTTATATTACTGTCAGGGAAAATAATAGAAATATAAACGTTCCCCCAGCAGCTTTTGTTTCTAACAATTTCGTTAGAAAGTTTGCAAACGGAGAACCTTACAATATTATCGCAGGTCAAAAGCGTGGTACAATCTCAGGGGGTAACATCGTAGGGGTTGAATATGACTTTACTGATACAGATAGAGGTTGGCTCGAGCCTTTCGGACTTAACCCTATCATTAAGAAGAGAGGTTTCGGAGTAGTAATATTCGGTAACCAAACTGCTTATCAAACAGTAAACTCTGCTTTTGGATTGGTACACGTAAGAGATCTTCTCATCAGCGTAGAAAACGATGTTGAAGAAATCTTGGCTAACTACCTATTTGATTTCAACGAGGATTCAATCAGATTGGAAATTAAAACTTTGGTTGATACTTACCTCGATGGGGTTAGAGCAGGAGGAGGAATTTACGCTTATCAGGTAATTATGGATGCATCTAACAATACACCAGCAATCATTGATCAAAACATCGGTATTATCGATGTTATCATCGAACCTGCTAGAGGTATTCAGAAATTCATCAACAGAATTACCGTAACAAGAACAGGCGGTATCGCTGCAGGAGGATTCATCAACTTCGTTTAAGGATTTGATGAATTTTCCGAGCAAGGATAAATATAAAAAAATTGAAATGAATTAATGGCTGGTTTACCACATTACCAAAATTCACTTTACTCGATAAACAAATACGAACCTGTTTATCTTAACCAGTTTGAGGTAACTGTTATACCTCCACCTGCAGTAGCGGGCGGACAAATTCTACTCGAGCAGGTAGTGAACGTGACCGGATTGGATGTGGATAAGAATCCAGGATTCGTTTTTCAAAAGTATAAGTTTGCAAAGAGAAACTATGCAGGTGGTAAACCTAATACAACCTCTTTGGATCTTGGTCTGAGATTTACTGTTAACTTAGACGATGCTAACTCTATGTATGTTTTCAAAACTCTAAGACAATGGACAGATCTTATCTATAATCCTTTAACTGGTGCAATGGGCATTAAACAGGATTATACGGGAACGATAGTTATTTCTATATTTAATAAAAATGGAAACGTATTTAGAAGAATCACCTGTAAAGATTGTTTTCCATTAAAAGCTATAGATCCTATGGAGCTTGATTATCTTAACGGTACTACATTATACGAGATCAGTATGACTTGGGCAGTGGATTACTGGGAAGATTTATTCACATAAAATAAAAAGAACATTAGATGGCAGGTTTACCACACTATAATAACTCGAAGGCAGCTAGGAATAACTACGAACCAGTTTTTCTTAACCAGTTTGAGGTTCTTATTACACCCCCTTCTGCGGTTACATTGGCTAACGTGAGATTTAACGGCGAGTCTATTATGACGCAGCAGGTTAAAAGCGTAACTGGTAGCTTGGCAGTAGATATTCAGCCTGGAGCACCGGTAACTCAGTACTATAAGTTTGCAGAAAGAAGATATGCTGGCGGCGAGCCTTCAACTTCTGATGTTCAGTTCAGCGTAGCGTTCGAGGTAAACCTTGACGATAATAATTCTATGACCATGTACAAGATTTTAAGACAATGGTCAGATCTTATTTACAACCCACTAACAGGTGCGATGGGATTAAAAAGAGATTACATTGGTCAGATGGTTATTTCAATCTTCAATAAGCAAGGTGATGTATTCAGAAGAATTACATTAAACAATTGCTTTCCTATTGAGCCATTGACTCCTATGAATCTCGATTATGAGGGTGGAGACACTCTTTACAGATTGGACACCAGTTGGAAGTCTGATTACTGGCAAGACCAGTTCCTATAATCTGGAACTTTATCTTAGATTTTTTGTATAAAACTTACACGGTTTGTGAGATTTCATGTCCCGTGTTATATAAGTAAATATACAATATGTCCGGACCTAACCTTTCACCAGAAGAAATTCTTAGAAAAAAAGAGCAAATTGGAGGTGTTTCCTATGACGATCCAATCTCTGATCTTCCACCCCCTGCCCCACAAGTTACAGATACTCCTAAGGAACTAGAAAATCTGGAAAGAAAAAATACTGCGATTGCAGATTCGCCACTTGCTGCTGAATTTAAAAAGGTTGAAGCTGAATCCCAGGATACGTCCACTTTAAAAGAATCCCCTGCCATAGAAATCGGGTGGAAAAATCTTCCGGTAAGCATTCTACCTTCAAGAGGTCTTTTTTATCCGGATGGAACGCAGATAGCTATTAGAGCAGCAGAAGTTAAAGAGATCAGACATTATTCAACCATTGATGAAAGCGATATGCTAGACATTGATGCTAAGCTGAACATGATACTTAATACATGTTGCGTTATGAAATTTCCAGGTGAAGGAGTTATGTCATATCGCGATTTGAAACAAGAGGATAGATTCTTTATTATCATGGCAATTCGAGATCTTTCTTTTGTTAAAGGAGAAAACCGTATAGTTCTTACTCCCGAGGTAACATGTAAAAAAGAAAACTGTGCATTCAAATTTGGAATAGAATTAAGAACAGGTGTGCTAACAAACTATCAGCTCGATCAGAAGTTGATGAAGTATTACTCTAAGGTTGAAAGAAAATTCATTTTCCCTGTTAACCGTATAGGAAAGTCATTAGCGATGACAGTTCCTTCGATTGGGGTTATTGATGCTATTTCCAATTACGTAAAGAATTCGGTAAGGGCAGGTAAGGAAATAGATGAAAGTTTTATAAAGATTGCACCGTTTCTATTTGATGATTGGAGAGGCTTGGACGATAGAAAAATTCAGATGAAATCATTAGATTCTGAATCCTGGACAAAGGAAGAATTTTCTATTTATTTTCAATTAGCTGAGGAGATTAAGATAGGAACAAAGTTAGAGGTTAGTTTGCCTTGTCAAACTTGCGGTGCGTCGGAGGTCACCGCCCCCATATCCTTTCCCGGAGGGTTCAGATCCCTTTTCGTTATTTCAGATATCTTTAGAGAACTTCTTTGACATCAAGTTTAGAATGTGGAAGGAGCACGGTCTAGATCCTAAGTGGATTGAGACAATTCCTTTCTATGAATATCAGATCTGGATTGACAAGCTGAATGTAAGCATAGAAAAAGAGAACAAGCAGACCATGGAAGATTCTGGACAGGTTGAGGTATTTAACTTCAAGAAATAATTTTCTTAGCCCTTGTTATTCGTGATATATAAGGTATGAATGATACCTCTAAAATCCTGAAAGAACTCTCAAACCTTACCCTGAACATGGATGTTCTTGCGAAGGAGTTAAGAGAATCCAATAAGATAAGTAAGGATACCAATAAAGAGTTATCTTCATTAGTAAAAGAAACCAAA